GTATGATTCTCTTATTGCAGATGAAACTGCTAACGCGCGGAAGTATTGGAAGCCTAAACTTACAAATACTGGAGCGGTGATCGGTTACGAAAGAATCAAAGAAGAATGGGTAGTATCTACGAATAAAGTATTATCATTATCTTTGACTGTGGCTCCAACTGGATTCGAAGTTGGAGACAGAGTATCTCAGACGAGTACTAATGCTTTTGCTACGGTCGACTATATTGATCTTGAAAATAATACCTTGACTGTAAAGCACGTAAGCGGTACATTTGCGGTGAATGCAGCCGAAGGAATAAGTGAAATCACAGTATTAAGCCAAAACATACCTGAAGCAGAAGCCGAATATTGGTATGCAGTGAATGCATATGACGACGAGAAAGAAGCAAACGAACTCAAAAGAAATGTAGTTGTGTTAAAGTCTTCTTATTTGGCAGAAGTAGAAAAACAATTCATTCAACAAATAAGCACATAATATGACTTCGATTAGAGACGGACAGTTTAAACTCAATGAGTTTTTAATGATTGATGCCACATCAAAAACTGTTGATTGTGGCAAAGCACTCGATTTGACTCCTGTCTGTGTGCAAGCAAACATATATGAATCTGTACTTAATCCGACAGTGCTCGCAGAGTTTGAATTCTATGATGCAAAGGGAATGTTCAATCACTTCGTTTTCACAGACAAAAGAATTGTAATCGATTTTACGACAGACGAAGAGAATCCAAAATCTTCTATTCGATACGAGCTTTATATCGTAGCAGTTGACTCTGTTATTCCTACTAACGATGACAAAGCTGTTATCTATAAACTTTCGTGCGTGACATATGAAGTATGGAAGTCGGCTACTATTCGTAACTTACCGCTTGTCAGAAAAAAGATAGAATGTGAAAAGATGGTGAAAGCATATCTGCAAGCCATCGATTCTGCCAAACCGCTGTTCGCAGAGAAAACTCGTGGGCTACATGCATTTAACTTTACTGAGAAAACGCCAATCGAGTGCATCGATCAGATTCGATTAGAGTATGCCATGTCTCAAGAATTCCAAGGGCATGCATTTTATTTTTTTGAAAATAAGTACGGCTTTGTTTTTAAGAGCATGGAAATGTTAATCAAAGAAGGCAAAGACAACATCGGCGACAAGTGTTTCATGCAATCTGGATTAACAAATTTAAATGTGTCTGGTTCAAAGTGGAGAAACATTCTAGCCACGAAGCTTATTCAAAATGGTAATCAAGGCATTGCCAGAAGAATTGGTGCAGGAAGCAATTTAGTTAAGCTGAAAAATAGTGTTACCGGCGAAATTGTTAATTTCCAAACTAACCCAAAAAACTTAGAATTTGAGACTCTGAATGAAAAATCTGTTTCTTCAAGTCTCAGAACTCAAGATGAAATAAGCAAAGACGAAGGAAACATTCAGATTGTTCCTTTTGATCCAAGAACAGAAAATGCAGAACGAGCTGAAAAGAAAAACCAACTGCCATATTATATGGCGCACTTCTTGACTACGATTACTCATATTACAATCTATGGAGATAGTGCTATTTCTGCGGGCGATGTCATTAAATGTCAATTTCCTGAGCCTAGTGGTATTACAAGAGGAGAAACATCTCCTATTAACGAAGACAGCACGATGACGACTGGTAATTACATCATTACAAAGTGCCGACATATTCTGACTTTCAATGAAAAGGCAGAGTATATGCAAGCTTTCGAGCTTGTAAAAGATGGCATCGGCGGATTGCCGCAAACACATACAAACTGAGGATGATAGATGCAAAACCTAAGAGTTTTTGAAGGCATAGTAGCTGAAGATCCAACTTCAGATCTTGGATTAGAAGCTGATGAGCCACAGACAGGCAGAGTATTAGTCAGAGAAATCTTAGGACATTCCGACAGAGTGAGTTCCGAAGATCTTTTGCCTGCTTATATTATGATGCCAAATACAAGCGCTGGAGTTTCAGGAATTGGATTAAGTCCTACGGGTCTCTTAAAGGGATCTCGAGTGATGTGCATGCAACTTTCTAATCAACCATCAGCATATATTCTCGGCGTATTAAATTATGCACCAGAAGATAATCACAGTGTATCATCCTATGCTCGAGGTCAAGGCGAACCAGAAGAAAAGACTCGTAATCGTGTTAAAAAGAGTGATGGTTTTGATATTGAACCAGCATCGAAATACAAAGCGAGATATCCTTATAACAATACTATGACTACTCGTAGTGGTCACATCTTAGAGTTCGATGATACTCCTGGATCAGAGCGTGTACAAGTTTATCATAAGTCAGGATCTTACCTCGAGATCTTGCCAGATGGCACTATTGTGACAAAGTCAGTAAAAGATTATGTTCAATTGGCTGCTGGTAATATGACAATCTTCAATGTTGGTTCAGAAGGATTTGATCAGAATATCGAGATCACATGTAACCAAGGTAAGATTGTTATCACTGCCCAATCAGATCTCGACATCTATGCAAACGAAGGTAACGTAGGGATCTATGCAAATAATGGCAGCGTACAAGTCGTATCAAAATCCGGCGTAGTAGATATTCAAGCCGCTCTTGTTGGAATCAATGCATGAAAGCTATAGTTTATGTTCCAGAAGTGCCGGGTTTAGAATGTAGCGCAAGCGGAAAGATATCTTTCCGTCAGCTAGAAGATTACTTCGTAGGTATCTCAAAGATTATTAGTCAGCTTAAACTGCAAGCGAAGTTTATTCAAGACGAGTGCGGCAAAGAACTGATTCAGGCTATTCGCGACATCGAAAAGCTGGTCGATGATATTACTGGTATTCTGATGACTGACGTCTTTAAGAAGATCAAGTCTAAAGAACAGGAGATGAAGTACAAAGTTCGCGAGTTCATGAAAGAAATCGACGTATGGTTTCAGAAGAAGATCGTAGAAGCCTTACTCAAGATTATTAGCATTCTTGGTATTCCGAACGTATTGCAGACGCCGATTCCATTCATTACGGCTGTTACTTTGGTAGACGAATCTGGAAACCCTGTTCGTTATCAGCCATTGATCAGAGACTTCTTTACGAAGGAAGGTAAAGTCAAGATCAAGGCTGCTATGGCAGAGGACATCGAATCGATTCGTAAGTTCTTTGGAGATGGCAAATATGACGGCACTTTAGGGATCAAGAGTCCTGAACACGAAGCAGAAGAATTCTGGCAGAAAGCTTTGCGCTGGATGAAAGAACTGCTGAGCGATTTCATTGCCGCATGTATTAATGCCATGATCGGCTTACTGACTAAGATTCCTATTATCGGTCCTATCATTAAAAGACTCGGTGTATTCATTGATCCTACGAAGCCTATTAAAGAACAGTTGAAACTCAAGTATGAAGAGTTTAAACAAAAAATTAAGAAGGCCAAAGAAGATGTCTTATCTGGAAAAGCTTTCGAAGATCTCGGCGAAAAGCTTCTAAACGAACTGATCGACTTTGTCTTGAACTTGCCGATTCCACTGTTTGGCACACTCGGCAATCTGATCGGTTTCGATAAAGAACAGCGTAAGAAGAAAGAAACGATTCACTCGAAAGAAGAATTGTGGCATCGAATTGAAGATGCATTCGAAGATGCCATGGAAAAGATCAAGAAGTTCTTTCAAACAGATTTACTGGCAAAGATACATGATATCATATTGAAAGCTCCAGGTTGGATCCTCAATCAGTTTCCAATCGTAAAGAAAATCGTAAAGGCAATCAAGCTGATCATCGATGTTTGCCGCGGTAAAGTATCAATATGCGAGGTTTTAAATATCATTTTGAAACCGATATTCAGTATTCCAGACGCAATCTTACAGTTAATTCCGAATTGCATCGAAGTAAAAAGAACGAAGTACGGATTAGAACCGAATCCTGAAGTATCTCCACAGTGGGCGAAACCGGCATGACAGATCAATATATGATTTCTGAGAATGGATATTTCTTTACGGATATCAATGCTCCGACTCCAGAGGTGGCTTCTTATGGAGATTTAAATCCTCCTGCTCCACCGCCATTTGCTGTGCCAGAGCCAGGAGTTACTACGCTTGATGATGGAAAAGTAGTAAGATACGAAGACAGTGAAATGATCATGAACTACTTTGTGTATGATGGCAGTGATAAGCTTGTTTCATATCTCGAAACGAATAAAGCCACTGGAATTATGATACAGTATACCTTTACTCGAACGGCTGGGCCGCCGCTCGATGCCATTGGAAGCAACGAAGATTATCAAAACTTTGCTGCAACTGGGCAAGTGGAAGGTCTAAATGACGATGTGCCTAACGCTTCTATCGAAAACTATAGCGTTACAGAGACACGAATAGCGTCAATTGGACCAGGCGGCGAACTGATTCCAGCATAAATAAGATAAAAGCAGGGTAATATGGCAGACAGAATAGACGCACTCACTACAAGAAAGACGACGCAGCGAGAGTCTGTGTTCACTGACTTTTACAATGACTTTAATATACATCCTCAGAACAAGCGTCTTGCTCTTCATACCGACGAACAAGCCGTAAGAAGATCGATGAGAAACATCTTGTCGACCAATACTAAAGAACGTCTGTTTAATCCAGAATTTGGAGGCGGACTTCGTAGATTCTTATTCGAAGATATTTCTGTTATGACGGCGGATTTGATTAAAGACGCCGTGACGGATTCTATTACCAAATATGAACCACGCGCCAGAATCATCGACGTCTTAGTGATATCAAACGAGTTTGCGCATTCTTATGAAGTATCAGTCTATTATGAGATAATAAATAATGCTAATCCGCAGACACTTCAACTCACCCTTTATAGAGTAAGATAATGGCAGCAAATTCCAGTATAGTCCTTACACAGTTAGACTTTGATTCCTATAAGGATTCGTTGAAGACTTTTCTCAAATCTCAAGACAGATTTAAAGATTACGACTTTGACGGAAGTAACCTTTCGGTTCTTCTCGATGTGCTTTCGTATAACACTTATCAGAACGCGTTCTACCTGAACATGATCAGCAACGAGATGTTTCTCGATTCTGCTAAGCTTCGTGATAGTGTCGTTTCACATGCCAAAGAATTAAACTATCTTCCGAGATCCTTTCGATCTTCATCAGCCGTGATTCAGCTTGTCATCACTTCTTCAGATGCATCAAAGCGCTCGATTATTATTCCAAAGGGTACATCATTTACTTCGCGTGTTGATGACTTCACTTATAACTTTAGTACTACTGAAAATTATGTGATTACGAATAGAACTCCGTCAGGATCAAACTTCGTATATGAAAGCGAAGCGATTCGAATTTACGAAGGTAACTACTTAAGTGATACCTATACCGTAAACTATGATAGACCACTTGTCTATAAGATTAGTAACAAGAGAGTGGATCTTGAAAGCCTGCTTGTGACAGTTTTCGAAGATAACGGAACGACTGTTCAAACTTACAAGAGAGCGACTTCTCTTTTCGGCCACGACGGGAATTCAAAAGTCTTCTTCTTGCAGCCAGGACTCGGTGACGCATATGAAGTTGTCTTCGGTGACGGAGTCGTTGGAAGAAAGCCAAAGAACAACTCTGCAGTAATTATCGAATATCGCGTATGTACCGGCGAACTTCCAAACGGCGCATTTAAATTCATTAATACTGCTCGTATTGACAACGAACCAAATGTTGTTATTGAAACTATTACTGCCGCTGCAGACGGCGCGGTTGCCGAAGATCTTAACTCGATTAAGTATAACGCGCCGCGCGCATTCACTACACAAGAACGTGCTGTGACTTCTGAAGACTACGAGAACTTGCTGAAAGCAAACTTTCCCGAAATTAATGCTGTGGTTGCATATGGTGGAGAAGATGCTAATCCTCCTCAATACGGCAGAATCTTCTTGTCTATCGATCTCGATGAGGTCGACGGTCTTCCAAAGATTAAAGAAGCAGAATATAAGAAGTTTCTAAGATCTCGTTCTTCTGTTGCCATTGAGCCGCTATTTGTTTCTCCTGATTACACTTATCTGTATGTTAATACAAATATTAAGTACAACATCAACCTGACAGGTTTGAATCCAGAAGATATTCGTACTAACGTTATCGATTCTATTCTGAACCACGCTTCTACGAATCTGAATAACTTTGGCCGTACACTGCGCTACTCGAGATTTATTCGAGATATCGACGCCGCAGAAACAAGCATTATTAGTAACGAAACTCAAGTTGAACTCGTCAAGTATCTGACTCCAGTGCTGAGTACGACAGTCACTTCTACTCCTACGTCAACTTCTGGTTCGCTTGTATCATTGGCAACTTCAGGCGTAGTGTCATCTGGCCAGAATGTAACGATTGACTTTAAAAATCCTTTAAGAAACGATGTTCCAGGTAAAGGTGCAGAGCACTTAATCGGTGACATTCATATCGTAAGTTCTTCGACATTTACCTATAATGGTTTGGCAAACTGCCGTCTTGAAGATAACGGTGATGGTATCATGCGTATCATCAATACTTCTGGAACACAGCACAGAACCATTCTTGATATTGGTACTGTTGACTATGATACTGGTATCATCAGAATAGACAACTTTAATATTACTAATTATACTGGCACTTCTTTGAAAGTGTACGCTAAGCCACGCAATCTTGACATCACTTCTTCTCAGAACGTGATACTCAATATTCTTGAAAATGACGTCGACGTCACAATTGAACAGATCAGAGAATAATGAAGAATATAGAAAAAAGAATATCTCCGTTAATTCAGAGCCAATTCCCTTCTTTTTACCAAGAAGAGGGTGAGAACTTCATTGCGTTCACTCGAGCTTACTATGAGTGGCTAGAATCGACTAACAATCCTTTGTATCATACTCGTCGACTTCCAACATATAGAGACATCGACGACACTACAGACGACTTCATTGTTCACTTCAAAGAGAAGTATCTGAAGAACATTCAGTTCGATACTGCCACAAACAAGAAACTTCTTGTGAAGAACTCGCTCGATCTGTATCGTGCAAAAGGTACAGAACGTTCGATCGATCTCTTCTTTAAACTTGTATATGGTACGGCTGCTGAAGTAAACTATCCAGCAGAAAAGATCTTCCGCCTTTCAGACGGCGTGTATGAAAAACCAGAATATCTTGAAATCGGATACTCGATCTATAATATCGACTATGTCGGCAAGCAAGTTGTAGGACAACTTTCAGGCGCCAAAGCTTTTGTTGAGAAGTACATTCGTAGAAGAGTCGGCAAAGGCTTCGTTAACCTACTTTATATTTCTGGAAGACAAGGCGAATTTCGCAACGGCGAAGTCATTGGTCTAAATATCAATAATGAACCCGTATTCGATATTACCAAAAGATCGAAGCTAATCGGTTCTGTAAAGAGAGTCACAGTTCAGACACGCGGCCGAGACTTTACTGTCGGAGATATCGTAAGATTTACGAACAGCGATCGCGGCCTCGGAGGTTTAGCACGAGTAGAATCTACTAATTCTCAGACCGGCCTTGTTGATTTTATTTTTACAGACGGCGGATATGGATACACACTTAATGCCGAATCGATCGTCTCTGAAAAGGTATTAAACCTGAATGAAGTGGTTGCAGATTTTACGGCTGAAAACTACTATCGACTGTTCGAACGTGGTGTTCAACCTGTAGTCAATATCGGATACAGTGCGGCCACATCAAACGTTTCAGTAGGCAATACTGTATATCGTTATGCGGCGAATGGTATGCTTGCTGCACAAGGAAGAGTGCTCGAAGTTGCACCTTCTTCGAATACAAACGGTTTTATTTCAATATCACATACTTCAGGTGTATTCGTTCCATCTGCTACCTATTATACCGGAACGAATAACACAGGAACAAGCTTTACAGCAAGTACACTGACAGACAAGTCAATGTCTGGTAAGTTCATGAACATACCGACAGATTATGCTGTTA